TAGTGCTGCTGATGAATTATCAGTAACTTTTATTAGAGCTGGAGATAAAGGAACAACAGGAGATACAGGTTCTACAGGAAGTACAGGATCAACAGGTTCTACAGGAGCTGCTGGTACTAACTCACAACTTTCTATGACTTGGAGTTCAGCAACAACTGATGCAGATCCAGGTGCAGGAAAAATAGCTTGGAATCATGGAACAATAGCAAGTGCAACTATTTTATATGTAGATGATGCAGATGATGCTTCAGCAGATATAACATCTTATGTTCAATCTTGGGATGATGTATCTAATACAGTTGCAAGAGGTATTGTAACTGTTACTAAAGAAGGAACAGCATCTACTTACGCAACTTTTAAAGTAACAGGAGCTACAACTAATGCTTCGGGTTATACTAAAGTTCCAGTAACTCATGTAGTTTCAAGTGGAACATTCTCAAACACAGATGGTGTTGGAGTACACTTTGAATACTCTGGTGCTGATGGAGCTGGAACAAGTCTTTCAGGATCAACCAACAATACTATTGCAACAGTTACAGGAGCTAATGCTCTTATTGGAGAAGCTAATTTAACTTTCGATGGTACAAATTTACTCGTTGCTGGAACAGGAAAAGTATATCTTAACGATGCAGGTGGAGAACATATAAGTGGTAGTGGCTCTGTATTAAGCATTGCAGGTGGAAGTGAAATTGATTTAACAGCAACAGCAATTGATATTAATGGAACTTGCGATATTAGTAGCACTTTCTCACTTGGTGGAACTACTGTATCTGCAACAGCAGCAGAACTTAACTATAGCGATCTTACAACATTAGGAACAAGTGCAGCTTCAAAAGTATTATCAGCAGATGCAAATAATTTAACAAAAATATCAGGTGGTGTATATATAGAAGAAGCTACATTAACATTTGATGTTACACAAGATTGGGATGTTCGAGCATCACCAGTTGCGAAAGTAACTTTAACAAATAACGTAACCTTTGATGTACCAACTAATCCAACAACAGGTCAATTTATATCTATTGTTTGTATTCAAGATGGTACAGGAAGTAGAACGATTGCTTGGAACGCAGTATTTGAATTTGCTACTGACACAGCTCCGACAGCTACAACGACAGCAGCCAAAGGAGATATGTTTAACTTTAGATATAACGGAGCAAAATGGTTAGAGGTTGGAAGAAATCTAGCCTTAACATTATCATAGGAGAAATATGTTTGTATTAGTAGAATCAGGATCAATAACAAAAACATTAAGTGGTAATAAAGGTATTACTATTGGGGATATTCAATATCCACAAAATATTTTTACTTTATGGACAGCCTCTGAAAAAGAAGCGATTGGCGTTTATACAATCGTACACGATAATTCCAACAGGAAAGATCAGACATGCTATACCAATACCGATGTTTCCTATGCCTTTGCAGATGGAAAAGTTACAGCAAGTTATGGAACTGCAACACCAAAAGAACTGGAAGATACCGTTAATGAAGATAACAGTATTGCCGATGGATTAAAATCTCAAAAGAAAGCAAACATCAAACAACAAGCTAGTAGTTTACTAGCACCTACCGACTGGTATGTTGTTAAAGTAGTTGAAGTGGAAAGCTATTCCGTTCCAGAAGCAACGACAACCTATCGAGCAGATGTTCGAACAGCATCAAACGATATGGAATCTAAAATAGATGCTTGCACAACCGTTGATGAACTTGCGGCTTTATATGTTTATACAGACGGTTCAAGACCGCTAGGTGAATTTCCGAAATTGGAGACTTAATGTTTCCTATTATACCAGCAAATACTTTAACTGGACCTTCTGGAAACTCTGAAGGAATATTTGGTTTTGGTAATGATGGTAGTAATGTTTCGCTGACTAACCTAGTTTCCAATGCTGGGGTAATAGCGACTGATACAACAGGAGTAGGAACTGCTAGAAAATATTTAGGAGCTTGTGAATATGGCGAAGATAAAGGTATTTTTGCTTATGGTACTACTGGTAGTGTTTCTTCGTTAAGCAATTTAGTATCCAATGCTGGAGTTGTAGCGACAGACGTTACAGGAGTCGGAACAGCTAGAAATGGTCTAGGAGCATGTTCATTTGGTGGAGATAAAGGTATTTTTGCTTATGGTTATACTCCTGGTGATGCTGCGGTTTCAATGTCCAATTTAGTTTCTAATTCAGGAGTAGTAGCAGCCGATGTTTCAGGAGTAGGAACAGCTAGGTATAATGTGGCGGCAACGCAATACGGTGACGATAAAGGTATTTTTGCTTATGGTGCTGGTCCTGTTTCAATGTCCAATTTAGTTTCTAATTCAGGAGTAATAGCGACTGACACAACTGGGGTTGGAAGTGCTAGAGTTGGTCTAGGAGCATGTGGATATGGTGGTGATAAAGGACTTTTTGGCTTTGGGTCTACTGGTAGTAATGTTTCAATAACTAATTTGGTTTCAAATGTAGGAGTAGTAGGTACAGATGTTACAGGAGTAGGCACTGCTAGACGTTATCTTGCGGCATGTGAATTTGGTCCTAGCAAAGGAATATTTGGTTATGGTATTAATGGTGGGGTTCAATCACTGTCTAATTTAGTTTCTGATTCTGGAGTTGTAGCGACAGACGTTACAGGAGTCGGAACAGCTAGAGAAACTTTAACAGCATGTTCTTTTAATTAAAATTATGGCACAAAAATTTAACACAGAATTTAATTACAGATACCAAGTCATAGGATGTACGCCTTGGGAAAAAATTAAAACATTAAAAGGATTTCTTGAGGGTAGAATAAGAGCGGCGGCACTTGAAGAAGTTGATAAATTAAAATTCCAAGCAAAACTTTCAAAGCTAAAACATTTACAAAATAGTGGAAACGGTCTAGAGCATGAAATCCTAGAACTTAAAGCTGAAATTATAGAAGCCGAAAGCCATAAAGGTACTCTCAAAGAAGCCTTTGAACTTACCACAGATGAAATTAAAATTCTAAAAAAACTATTAAAAGAACTTTATGTCCTTGCAGAACCTACAAGAATTAAAGGTTATACCGATGAACAGATGTTTGAAGCCAATGCCGCAAACGAATTTACGGTTGATATTGGTAGAGAAATCCAGGCTGAAATGATTGCTAATGGCAGACCATCGGCAGCTAAATTAAGAAATGCAATGAGCAATCCTCACACTTGGAACGCATTAAAACAAATAGGATTAATACCTAAACAAACGAAAATACTGGAAGGCAATATAAATCCACAATTAAAAATAGAATTAAAAGGAGTTGAAGATGAAGATGTATAATGATAAGGAGGTTATATGAAACTATATAAACTAGAAGCAAGTAACTATGAAACCTTTTTTGGCACACCAGAAGACCTTACTGGAAGAGACGTTATAATAATAGCACAAAAACCAAATTGTGATGCTTTTCTGTTCTTATCTAAAGATGCTCAGGATGCTCAAGATGGATTAACTTTGTTAGATTCAGTACCATCAGGATTTGATTTTACCTATTGTCAAGAATGGGGCTTAACCATTGACGATGATGTAGTTGATAAAGTTATTAAAGATTTAAGAAAAAAAGCTTATCCAACTTGGCAAGACCAGTTAGATGACATTTATCATAATGGCATTGATGCTTGGAAAGCTACAATCAAAGTAACTAAAGATAAATATCCAAAATAATCACGTTGAAACTTTTGTTTAGTATATTTAAAAATGAGATATATGTTGATTTATAGTGGCTATAAACTATAAAATTGGTAAAAATCTTTTAGTTGATCCTACCTACATTTTAGTATAATTAAATATAAAGAGATTTTGTATGCTACAAAAAGTAAACTTTGCACCTGGATTTAATAAACAAGTAACCGCAACCGGTGGTGAAAGCCAATGGGTGAGTGGTGACTATGTGCGTTTTAGATACAACTCTCCTGAAAAAATAGGAGGTTGGGCTCAACTTGGAGATGCAACACTTACAGGAAGAAACACAGCCTTACATCACTTTGTCAATGCAGCAGGTATCAAGTATGCTGCCTTAGGAACAAACCGATTTTTATATGTCTATTCTGGAGGAGCTTTTTATGATATAACTCCTTTGAAAAGTACAACAACTTTAACCAGTGCTTTTACAACAACCAATGCCGATGCAACAGTTACGATCACGTTTGCGAGTGCTCATAATATCACTAAGTATGATATTATTCGTTGTGATAATTTTAGCACTGCTACCAATTCTAATTTTGACGATGATGATTTTGATGATACTAATTTCATGGTCACCACCGTTCCAACTTCCACAACGATTACCGTCGAGATGGGATCAGTCGAAAGTGGATCGGGAGCATCCACATCAGGAGGCGTAAGAGTCAAACATTTTTATTCCATAGGACCTGCGGTTGAAGCATCAGCTGCCGGTTGGGGTTTAGGTTTATGGGGTGGTGATGTCGCTGGAGAATTAACAGCCACTTTAAATGGTGCGATTGACGCTGATGACACAAGTCTTGTGCTATCGGATTCAGCATCTTTTCCTGCAACAGGAACGCTTTTAATTGACAGTGAGCGTATGACTTATTCTACAAACACAACAGGAACGAATACCATATCAGGAATTACTAGAGCAGCTGATAATTCAACAGCAGCTTCGCACTCGGACGCAGTCACGGTTTATGATGCCTCAGATTATACAAAATGGGGTGCATCACAAACAGGAGATATTGTAACGGCTCCAGGTTTATGGCACTTAGATAATTTTGGAAATAAACTCATTGCAACGATTGTAGATGGTTCTACCTTTGAATGGGATTCAAATGCAGCAGGAGCTACATCCACGAGAGCAACAATTATATCCGGTTGCCCTACAGCAACAAGACAAACTTTAGTATCCACTCCCGATCGGCACTTAGTCGCTTTTGGTACAGAAACCACGATTGGTACAACATCTACACAAGACGATATGTATATCCGTTGGTCTGATCAAGAGGACTTAACAACTTGGG